GGGGAGAAGTAACACTCAGAAACGATGTGTCCATCCTCATCTAAGTACACGCTACTGTCCGTCTTGAAAGTAACATTCATCTAGTACCTCTATTCCTGTTTTGGTTATCCTCCAGACAGTGCCATAAGCAGTCTGGGTCTTTATACGAGTAGTAATGAATCCTAGGCTAGCACTAGCTGCTACTTCATTAGCGTGGACTCTAGCGAAGTCAGACTTCGTAGAGAATCCCTGCTCCCAAGCTCTAAACAATACAGACTTTAAGTCCATGCTCTCTCCTAGTGTGTGTCTGCCCAGTTCATCCCAACTGAGTAATCAGCATTAATAGGTACCTTAAAGTTAAAGAAGTCTCCAGCCCTAGTTGAACACTCAATAACCATCTTACCAAACTCTTCAGCTAAGTCTTCCCTAACTTCCCATTGGGATTCATCATGTATAAAGCCAACTAGCTTGTAGTCCTGTTTAGTGTACTTCCTACGCTTAGCTTCTAGATCTACTTCAACTAACCACTGCTTAGCTACCAGAGCCCCTGCTGACTGTAGCAGAGTATTCAGAGCAGCATGTTCACTTCTAACATGTACCCGTCTACCATCTAGGCCAATCAGGTACCCTCGCTTAGCTCTTTCAGTTACAGTATTCTTAAGGTGCTTAAGAGCGGGTAGGTTCTTCAAGAACTGAGAGCGTAACCGTCTACCTTCACTAGCATCCTTACCCACGATAGAACCTAGCTTAGCATCCCCAGCTCCGTACAGGAAGCCATAGATAAAGGTCTTAGCATTAGCCCTCGTAGGTAGCCCAGCAGCCTTCTGGTTAACAGTATGGATGTCTGTACCGTCTTCCTGCTTACCCTCTACTACGATTCTCCCATATGCCCCATCATCCCACTGTGCCATAAAGTGAGCCAAGCATCTGAGCTCAAGCCCTGACAAGTCACAACCAACAAGTCTGGATTTATCGGACACAGTAAAGAGTTCCCTACACTCTTTTCCGTACTTGCTTGACACCGAAGGCACCTGTGCCATGTTAGGGTTCTGGTGGGTGCATCTTCCAGTAACTGCCCCGTTGGTATTGATTGTTCCATGGATCTTACCACCCCTCACTAGTTTTAGCCATGCTTGGTCTCCCTCAGCTAACTGCCCTAACCTCTTATTGATTAAGAAGTAGTTAGCTAAGGTCTTAGCCTCTGGGTACGTTAGAGTCCCTAAGACTTCTTCATCAATCTTAACCTGTCCTGATGGTGTGTACTCTGTAGGCTCCCACCCATACTTCTCTTTAAGTCTCTGGGCTATATGCTGTCTGCTACCAGGATTGAACTCTACTACCTTATCCTTGAGCTTCTTCCCAGTCTTCTCTGAGAACCCTCTGTCTACTGTGATAGGCTCAAAGGTCTCTTGCATCTCTTTGACAATCGCTTCCTTCTCTACCACTAACTCACCGTAGAGCTTCGCAGCCTTCTTCTCATCAAACTTCCAGCCGTTCCTCTCCATCTGACCACAGATCCATGTTGCTTGGTGCTCGAGGTCAATAGCCTTCTGGCTGTACTCATCCTTAGTCAAGTAAGCATAGAGTGATTCAGTGACCTCTACGTCCTGCTTACAATAGTTCAACATCTCTTCTGTAAAGACATCAAAGCGTTCCTCAGCCTCTCCTAGGTCACCCTTGAGGATACCTAGCCTGTACCCCCAAGCCTTAAGGCTATGGCTCCCCCAGAGCTTGTTAGGGAGCCTCCCTGTGGAAGTATAGACAGAGTCTGAGCTTCTCAAGTCACTATGGATCAGTCTAGACAGCACCAGAGTGTCTATGACATTATCTTGATTGATAGAGAAGCTAGTGTATATCTTTTGTATAGCTGGTAGGTCAAACTTGATTATGTTGTGGCCTATAATCTTAGACTTCTCTGAGAGTTGCTCAAGAAGGTCTAAGCCTTGCTGGAACTCTAGGTCTGGTGCTGAGCCCCTGAAGACACGAACCTTACCTGTCTCAATCTCTTTGATCACCATGCAGTGGATCCGTGTCATCTTTTCTAAGAATCCGTCTGTCTCAATGTCTACTATGTAATGCTTCATATACTGTCCCTCTCGACTAGTTGTTTAATAATGATTAAAAATCCTCGTGATAGATCCCGAAACGAACAATACCAAGATCCATAATGAAAGCAGCCGTGCCATCTGTCTGCTCTTTAGTTAAGAACTCCATACCTAGCATGAAGCCTGTAATCCAATTCAATTCAATAGTCCACATGTTAATACCTTTAAAAGTTAGAGTCAAATATCTTTTCGTATAATCTACCTGTTTCCTTATCATAAGTCAAGGTACAAGCTACTCCTGTCTCACCACTAAACCTGTTCTTCAATACCCTGACCTGAGTATCATTAGATGTATCAGCATCCTGTTGATTCCTCTCAAGTCCTATAACGATATCAGATAACTGAGCAATAGCATGGGACCCTCTAAGCTGACTCAGAGAAGTCACAGCGCCCTCTTCATGACCTTTGTTACCATCAGGCCGCTTAAGGTGGCTAACAAGTATCAAGCCTATCCCAAGCTCTTCTACAAGAGTCCTGAGATAGGTCATGGTGTTGTCTATCAATCGTCTCTCATCGCCATCGCCAAGACCACTAACAACAATGGAAAGATGGTCAAGCATAATCCACTGACAACCGCAACCACGATTGAGGAACCGAATGCGAGAGAGTAGGTTATCAATTGTGTTAGAGCCAAAGTGATCGTAAAGATAGCACCTGCCACTGCCAACAGTAGCACGAAAGGCTTCCATAAATAGTTTTTCATCTGTTTCTTCCTTATGAAGATGGATAGGTTTATTTAAGTGTATCCCCATTAATCCTAAAGCAGTCCTCTTGGGGTTCTCTTCTAGCATAAGCATCCCTACAGTCTCTCCAGCTCCTAAGAGATGATAGGCTAACTCCCGCACAACAGCAGACTTACCAATGCCGCTACCTGCTGTTATGGTCACCAGCTCACCCTTGCGTAAGCCTGATGTCTTAACATTCAACCCTGCCCAAGGATACTCTACTGACTCAATCTCTTCCTGTGAGTTTAACTGCTCCCAGAGATCCTCACCACTAATGATACCGTCAGGTCTATAGGCTTGAGCATTCCAGATTGCTTGGATCACAGCATCAGCCTTCCCAGCCACTAGGCACTCATTAGCATCCTTCAGTGGTAGGGTAGCGATCTTACACTTACCTGGTTGGAATAAGTCTACACACTCCTTAACTGCTGCCTGACCTGCCTCATCCATATCGAACATCAGGATGACTTCATCAAACCCATTGAAGTACTCTAGGTTCTTACTTAGAGCCCTCTTAGCACCCTGAGCCCCATTAGGGACACTAACAGTAGGCCACTTGTTGTTCTGGATCTGAGAGACTGACATAGCGTCTATCTCGCCCTCTGTGACTACAATCTTCTTACCTGAAGACCATAGGTTCTGTCCAAACAATGTTAACCCACCACCTTCACCTATGATGGTGAACTCTTTGTTCTTCTGCCTAACCTTACAAGCTACAACTGCACCATCTTTGTAGTATGGGTAGAAGTGAGCATTAGAGCCCTTGTAGTCTCCTACACGTACGCCAAACTTCTGACAGGTCTCTTCAGAAATACCTCTAGCTCTCAAGGCATGTGTCTCAGCTTCAAGATACTCCTTAGGTACGCTCATCTGACTTCTCCTGTTGGTAGTCGTTACTAAGTTAGTTGTTCCATTAAGATCAACATAACCACACCCGAAACAATAGCCATGACCGTCAGTATAACGCCCAAGGTTATCTTTGCTGCCACACGAAGGGCAGGGTTCTTTTCTAAGGTAGGTGGAATCATTCACTTCGTCCTTCATAGAATACATTAGGGAACAACTCCTCTAGGATTGTACGGCATTTTAAGGCCACCTCACGGTGTTCCTTCTGGGTCTCTTCACCACACCTAATATCACAGTAATGGATCCAGCTACGCAGTGTACCATTCATATACATACGGCTCATGGTCAAACCCTCAGGCAACAACTTACGAGCTACCTCCTTAGCTATCCCTACATTTAATGCTGCCTTGTAGGAATCAATAGCTGAAAACCTAACAGTATCTTGTAAGTAATTCCAGTGGTCTTGTACTACTATATCATGGATAGTCAAAGAGTTCTGTCTATTGTCATGATCCTGTAATCGAGCTTCAGATGGCGCAAAGTGAGAAGCTTCTGAGTACCTCTGGGAGAACTCTTGGAAGCTAAAGCTCCGGTGGCGTAAGATCTGTCTACCAATGTCTCGGGTAGTCTCAATCTCCATACAGATGTTAACCATCTCAAATGGAGACCAGTGCTTATGCTTCATCAGATACTTAAGAAGCTTAGGAGCTGTCTCAGGGTTGTCTTGGTTGTCTGGGTTGCTTACTCTAGCCATGTATGCAATAAGGTTCTCAGCATCTGGGGTAGCCCATACTAACTTAACATCACAGCTCTTCATAGTCCTTGCTCCCAGGTACGCTATACCAGCTAACAACTTGTTTTAAAGACTTAATCATACTATTAACCTTCTTAGCTTCTTCTTTAGGATCAGTAGAGAAGAAGGGGATACCTATAGGAGTCCTGAGAATATCTAAAGACTGGCGCAAGCTAAACAATGTTACTTGATCAAACAGCTCTGGTATACCCTCATTAATATCAACCTCAAACTTCTTCTTCATAAATAACCTCACTTAGATCTGTATCAGCCTTTAGTTTAGATTGTAGGATAGTTGATACTACCTTCCAATAGTTATGGTTAGACCCTTCAGCTTGATGTAGGTTGTCAAAGTACTTGGTCAACTTTTTGTAAGTGTCCACAGTAGAATTCCTATATCCTTCACGGTAAGCCTCTACAAACTCCTCAAATCCATCGTCACTAGTTGGTTGACCAGACTCTACTTCAATCAGCTTCTCAATGAAGTGTTTAGCCTTGTTTAGATCCTGTACGCCATTCTTCTTCTTCCAGCGAGCTAGGTACTTAACAGCAGTCCCATCAAAGTATCCTAGATCCCAAGCTCGTATAGCATCCCAAGGCTCAATGTCCATCTTGTAGTGTTCACCACCAACCTGCTTATCATTAGCACTCACGTGTTCTTCTCCTTTAGTTTTGATTTGATACCCTTGGCGTAGGAAATGTGAAAAGTCCCGCCATGCTCGTCAGCCCACCGAGCGATTTCATTTACTTCCTCGTCCGTCAGTTCTGCCCATTCACGTTGTTTCATCATCACAATTGTCATCGCTTGATCAGCGGCTACTGCTTCCCAATCTTTAAGCTCAGTCATTGTTTCTCCAAGTATAAGTAGACCCCGTGATTGTCTTAAACACAACTTGGTTCTCAGACTCTTCTAAGACCTCCAAGATTATTGATGTCCTCCACCAATCCTGTATTTCCATGGTCCGAGAGAAGGGAGAGCCTACCATCATTGCTACACCCACTCGAGGCCTAGCATTCTCCTCTTGTTGTATCGTACCATCATCCTTGTAACACAAAGCCACGCTCATCTGCCCAGCGTCCCCTGCTCCATCACTCATCCTCTTTAAGCTGTAAGACATCTTTATAACCTCCTCTCATATACTTTAAGGTTCTCTTCATTGAAGCGATTACGATTAAAATATCATGCAAATCCCCGAGGTCATTATGATATTCAATACCATCTCGTAACACCTCTAGCTCTTCCTGTAACCAATCAGTAATCATTTCCTCTTTGTTCATGTTTCGTCCTCGTATTTGGTCTTAGCAATGATGTAATCTTTGACTAAACTACTACGAACAATATCATCTACTGTGAACTCAAAGCGACTGAAGGCCTTCATCTTTTCTACAATTGCAAGGAACTTCGGTAAACCTGTCTTATCTGAGCTCTTCTTCAGATCTGTCTGTCTAATATCACCACAGAAGATGATCTTACTTGTGTGGCCTACTCGTGTGATAATAGTGTCTAACTCTTCAAAGCTCATGTTCTGGAACTCATCTATCAGCAGGATACTACTACTAAAGGTAGTCCCTCGAATGAAGCTGGTGGACATGAAGTCTACATACCCTTGCTCATACAACCGCTGCCAAGCGTCCCCACGTTTAAACAACTCAGAGGTTATCTGTCGATAAGGTTGGATATAGATGTCCATCTTATCATCAGCACTACCTGGTAGGTGTCCCATGTCCCTGCTCTGTACTGCTGATCTAATGATCACTACTTGCTCGTAAGGGTTACTCTTATCCATGACTTCTTCAAGAGCTCGGTACAGAGCAATGTAAGACTTACCAGTCCCTGCCACACCATGCAAACACATGAAGTAGTCTCCAGCTCTATAAGCATCAAAGAAGTCTTTCTGCTTAGCTGTCTTAGGACTCACTGTAATCATATCATCCAGCTTTAACTTCAAGCTATTGCTTCTACGCTCTATTGCACGAGGAGTTTCAGATTGAGTGTTAACTACATTGGGCTTCTTACGTGTAACCATTGTGCTACCTACTAAAAAGGAATAGAGGGGTCTGACAGATCTGTCATCGCTCGCCATAGTGTAATCATTTGTCGTTCCTCAGGGGTCTTAAATGGGAAGTTCCAGCGATCCCAAGTAAGTCCTGAGGGGTGAAGCTTACTCTGCTGCTGATTCATCTTTGATCTCAGGCTGTGTCAGATACTCTAAGCGAGCCTCAATCATGAATTCAGCATCCATTAAAGCATCTTCAGGGTCATTACCACCAGCCATAGAAGCAGCAGCGTAATAGTCAAATAAGGTCATGCCCTCAAACCGAAAGGTATTATCGTCTACATTACCGCCAGTTAGGGTAGGAAAAGCAGGTCCACCAGTTAACTTCATATCCATCTTGATACTCCTTAGTTGTTAGAATGCCTTTTAGAAGTCATTAGAGACCCATAGAAGCGTTTTTAATGTAAAGGTAAGGGGTAAGTGTACCCCTACCCTTAAAACGTCTTAGAAAGCCTTAGAACGCTTTTTGTTATTGCGGTTTAAAACATACCGAGCATACCGTTGATTAGTAGTTGGGTGGTTTTTGAAGTGAGTCACAATGTCATGACCAGCCTCTCGAAGCTCTTGGATACGCTTAGTCAGACACTGGACAGAGTAGTCCATCAAGGCTTCACGTAGGGTGATAGACCCTGTTCGTTGTAGGTGATCTAAAATCATTTGGTTTTGGCTCATTTGGTTTCCTTTAACCAGGTTTCAGGGATCATCTTATCTGCATAAGGTATCCCTAGTTTATCACAATAAGATCCATAAGTGGTACTACTTTGTTTAGAGATCTTGGTTTTGGAGTTACTGAACACCATCCTTAAATCAATCTCAGGGTGTTGCTGCTTCACCATAGCGATCTTCTGTCTGTCTGCGGTTACCCAGCGACCTTTGACCTCTATGATGATGCCTGAGTTGTCTAGGACTATATCAGGAGTGTACTTACGTTTCTTCTCAGGCTGTGTGTACTCGAGGGTTAACTCTTCGTACTTGTAGGGTATCCCCTTAGCCGTGAGCTCTTGACAGATAACGTCTTCAAGTCCACTCCTGATTCCATGCTTTAGCAAGACCTCAGACTGTCTCAACTTCCCTTTAGAAGTCGATGTCTTCTTCGGCTTGCTCGACTGCACTAGATACCTCCTCTGACCGCTTAACGTCTTCAGCTACAAAGCCGCCTTCTTCTTTACCGAATGGGCTACTGTTGTACTCTACTAAATCAATGATCTGAACAGCATTAAGGTATAACTTTACACCAAGATTACCTGAAACTAACCAAGGCTTTATACCTGCTCCTACTTTGATCACAGAGCCGCCACTAACATTTAACTCTGTTCCAATAGCTTTACCTAAACTATCAACAACAATAGGTTTGTTTTTGGATCTAAAATTAAAAACTACATTGCCATCTTCGTCTACCTTCCAAGGCATTTTAGCTTTTTGAAGTTTTGCTTCTCCAAACTCCTCTACAAAAGCTGCTTTGATCTTCTCTTGAAAGTCTTTAGCTTCAGTTGGACTTACTACCAAACCTGTTTGGAATTCACCTTCAGGTTTAAATTGTGTGTCCGCTTTAAAAAGTTTAGGCCATGAAGCTTTACCTTTAGGGCTGACTGCTTTAATAATTTTACTCATATGTTTCCTCGTAGTGGTTAATAACATCATCAATAACTTGGAAGCCATCAATCATACGGTCTTCCATGCCTTCCACAATGTACCCAGACTCCATGAGAGTCATAGCCACATCTAATGGAACCTTACAACCTTCAGCCACTAGCATCTCAGTGACATCTAGTAATCGTTTACTCATTATAACTCCTAGTTATGCAAAAGCATAGTTAGACTTCAATACTTCATTAAGATCAAGAGTACCCTTGTTTGGTGGGGGTGTCAACTTAGTTTTACCTTTGTCACTCAAGACTGACATAGCGTACAGATAAATAGCCATAAAGGGGTCATTGTGCTTGTAAAGGGCAACAAACTGTTCTTTAACAATCTCAGAGAACTCCTCCATGTCTGAGGGTAAGCACCCAAAGGAGTCATGGATCAGCAAGAAGCTATCAATGCCCCTCTCCTTAGCTTCTAAGACTGTCATCATTAAGTGACTGGCATCGTAGCTGTGGACAAAGTTAGGAGCTATGGTAGACCGTTGCTTAGACCCCTTAAGCTTGTCAGTGAACCCTAGAATAAGCCTAGGTTGAACCCTCCGTTTATTGATGGTTAAATTTAAACGTTTCTCAATAACACCAAAGTACTCATTGACCACTGGGAAACCTAAAGGTGATGACCAGACCACAGGATGTCCCTCCTGAGCTAACAAACCTGCCGCTTGTTGTAACCACTCCATACCATCCAGAGCTTTCTCTACGGTCATTCTTAAGGCAATGTCTAGCTTCTTAGCCATGTACCCAGATGCTTTACCTGGGCTATCAAATGGATGCTTGTCTAGCTGCCCTAGGTCTACCTGAGCCTTGTACTTAGCCATGAAGTCTTCCATGAGCTGCTCACGCCACCCATACTGCTTAGACCCATAGCACAGGGTCATGGTGGCTCTCTTGGTTACCTTACGGTCTATCTTATGGTCTAGCCACTCCTTAGCTACTGGGTCTTCTCCTGAACTGTCTTGGATAACCAGTTGGTTCACAATCCCTGCTACATCCTTGTAGACATCCTCAGGCTTATTAGCGGGTAGTAGGTTAACTGACTTACCCCCTACAGGGTCTCTAAGCATGGCTGAGTAGTGCTGGAGTCCTGAGCAACTCCCATCAATCGCTATGGGCAGGTGGCACCAGTAATCAGGACCCACATCAGCAAAGTTAACCAGCTCCCTACAAGCAACAAGAAAACTGAAAGGAGCATCAGCAGCAGTCCACCAGGTGTCTGCAAATGGCTCAGTAACAGCTTGGTATATCCTCTCAAAGTTAGCACGAACCCACTCCTTTCTAGCATGAAATGAAGCCTTAGAGATCTTATCGAAGTCCCCAGTGTTCGCTATATGGATCTTTAACCAGTCTACAGCCTCACCAGTGTCCATCTGCTTACCATCCACGAACAACCATAAAGCCTTGATGTAGTCTGCTCTCTGGTGGTTCAGGTATGGCTTAGCGTAGACCCTACCTCTGAAGTCCATGGTCACTGGTAAGTAGACCTCATCATAGTTTTGGTAGTGCTTAGCTTCGTCTAGGTCTGCTAGGAACCCAGCCTGAAGACTCTTTAGCTGAGACCTAAGGAGTCTACGGGATACTGTAGTCCCGTTAGGTAAGATGTTAATTGGGACAGACCCTATGCTTAATCCTCGGGCATAACACTCCTCAATGATAGGTACTATCCAACTGTTAATCTTAAGGGGAACAGACTGGATAGCATCACAAGCCTTCACAAAAGGGGTCTCAGGCTTCATGAGAGGCTCTAGGAGAGCCTTTTGAGTCTTACTGAAGGTACGTACTACCCTAACCAACGATGAGAGCTTAGAATCAAGATATGAGCCTTCTACGATAGACCTAGGTTTACTTACCATAGGTCTCCAGAATGGTTTCATG